TTCCCAATCACCTTTAAATACGTCGGTGATAAAGTGCATCAGGTCAATAAAAGCGTCCTTCAAGTTCATTATCAGATCGCCGATGCCTTCGAATGCTCCACCTAATGCTGTAACCAGTGTGTCACCCAAAAAACTGACGACAGGCTTTAACAGGTTATACCACAGGTGTTCAATGACGTCGGCCACGTCATTCCAGAACTCTAGGAATGCTCCGCCAAGGAAACCACCAAATGGCTGTAACACGCCTTTCCAAAGTGTTTCGAAAACAGTGCTCAATGCCTCGACAGCAGGACCAACCATCTCATTTAGAGCTTCCCCTAGGGGAACTAAGACGTTCTGCCAGAAGGATTTTGCTACCTCAGAAACTTTTTCGAAAGCCAATTTCAGCACGTCCATCAGTACTTTACCAATAGGAACTAAGGCCTCATTGTAGAACTTAATACAAAAATCCCCGAACGGAACAAATATGTTTTTCCATAACCATTTCACGGCTTCGACTAATCCGTACCATGCCGCTACGAATACATCTCCAATCCACTTACCGAAAGGAACAAGAACGTTCTTCCAGAGCCATACAGCAGCGTCGCCTATTGCCTGCAGAATGCCATCCACGAAGCCTTTGAACTTGTTATTTGTCATGTAGAAATAGACGAATGCAGCAACTAACGCTGCAATAGCAGCGACGATAATTATTGCTACAATGTCTATTGCCGCAAAGACAGCCAATAGGACCTCGCCTATTGTCATAATAACAGCCCACACAGTTCGGGCAGCGGCCATAATTTTGCTCCAATTGGCAATGATGTACCCGGCAGCCAGAGCAGTTGCAATGCCTGCCATAGCAGATACGATGATTGCTTTCTTATCTACGAGGAAGTCAGTAAACTCCTTGAAAATCTTTTTTATCTTATCGGCCGCAGCTTGGACTTTACCTGGTATAGGATCAAGCGAAGATGCATCCCCGGATACGTCTGGAATAGCCATAGGTCCTGTATCACCAGCAGCATCAGCTCCACCTGCATTGGCAGAGGTATCGGGGGTGTTGATCGAGTTGACTTCATCGAAGCCAGCAACGCCTTTGGCTGCCTTCTTGGCAGCATCACCCGCCGCCTTGTATGCGTCACTAACGCCGCCTAATGCTGTTGCCTGCTGTCCTGCAGATTTCGCAGCTGCTCCAGAAGATTTTGAAGCATCATCTGTTTTTTTGCCGTAGCCGAATATTGCAGATACGAACGCGGAAATCAGCTTGGCGACGTACAGGACCTTGTTGGCTAATGCAGTCAGCATTGGGAGAACAGCGTTCACTATAGGCAAAAAGGCATTACCCAGCGCCAATTTGATGTCGCCAAGTACTGCCTTCAATTGATTAAGCCTACTATTAGTGTTCGTTGCTATCTCTGTGCCAAATTTACGGTTTGCTTGCTCCAGGATGCCGAAATACAAGATGCTCTGCTGTTGCTGGAACGTCAGTTGATCCCATGACTTGCTACCGGCGAAACGCTTGAATGCCTCTGTGCCTTTCAGCATCGACTGGTTAATATTGATACCAAGGTCTTCAATCGCATCCGTTTCACCGAGCATACCAGAACGGATCCGGTCCATGACATCCTCTAAAGACCGTCCTGTTTTTGATGCTACGATAGCCGATACCTTGAGCAAGTCGACCGTCTTAGTCTGCAGGTCGTTCGTATCTGTCGCCATGTTACTTAGCAGCGATGCGTAAGTATTGCCATACTGCAAGGCTTGTTGCTTGCTCATTCCGAACGCTCGAGCTTGAGAGCTCGCCCAAGCCATGAATGCCTGAGCGCTTTTCCCCATCATGTAGTTGAGCTGCCCTACAGCCGCCTCAGTTTTAACAGCACTGTTTGTTGCGTCGGTTAAGAATTGTCCTATCTTTACCGCAGCGAAGGCTGCTACAAGGCCCTTCATGGATTTTGAAATACTATCCTTGAATTTCGAAATGTCCTGTTGCGCTTTCGCCATGGACTTTTTCATACTGCTGAAGTCCGCTCCAGCCCGGACCATTAGGTTTTTAACTACTGCCACACTTGCACCACCTTTCTAGTGCGCATCTTCCTCATCCATCGAAGCATGAAGCGCCTTGATAACAGCAAGCATCTCCTCCGGCGTCTGTTCCTTCTTCCTCTTTTTGGTGGATAAGAATTTATCCCGATCCCGGCCGCTAAGCTTGTCAACGCGCTGGTAATAGGCATTCAGCCACGCGAGCGACACCTGCTGATCCCACTCGGCGGCATTCAACTGTTTCCTCGCTTCAATGACTGAAAAAAACTCAAAAGGCGTCATATCCCAAAAATCACGGATACTGACGCCTATCATCGGTGCAATTTCAAGAGCTCCGACTATTGAAAACTCTTCACCTTGCTGTTCTTCGTCTAGTTCTTTTTTTCATTTTTACCCCCGCTGAAAGCCGCATCAAAGGCCTGACCCATGATCTCAGCAGCTGATTGCAAATTAGAATGTTCATCCACCAGGTCCATAACCTTTTCCGGGGTCAGTTCGGCATCTTCATGAACAAGCCCGCCCCACATAATGACAGCTGTGTGCTCCATTGTGAGGTTTTCCATATCCAGCTTGTTAATGGAGTGGCCCAACCGTTTCTCGATAATATTAAGTGCCTTCATCCCAAATCTGAAATTTCTCGACTTGTCTAATTGAATAGGTGTATACGCCATTTGTATCTCTCCTTTAAGTGGTCTAACAAAAAAAGAGGACAGACCATGTCTGCCCCTTGCTATAAGCCCAATTTAATTTACGCTGTCCGGATCGCCACAACGTCATACTGCTTGGCTGCTTTGCCCGTCTCGTTGTAAATAAGAGTCAGCTTCTTCGTGCCTACGGCCGAGAATGTGATCGCAGACGATGCACCACCGGATGTAATACCCTTTTGGAAGATAGTGCCGTCAACGTATAAGTCAAACGTTGCACCACTAAGCGTCGGCGTGACTGTGAGGCTCGTACCCGTGAAAGAGTAACTATAAGAGTAAGTAGCACCTGCAAACGTAGGAGAGAGGGTGCCGGCCGTACCCGTGAGCGACAAAGCTGTAAGGTTTGCTGAGGCAGTGATTGCAAATGTAGGTTTGCCGGATACTTTGATTGTTGCCGAGAAGGACACAGCATCAGCAGATGCAGCTCCTGTCTCGAATGCTGTGACCACGCCACTAAATGCCCATGATGCGCCCATAGCAGAAGGGAATAGGATCTGATAGCTATCAGTCGTGCCGTTCTCAAAGGCTGTATAGAGTGCATACTGACCTTGATCACTCGGATTCAAGAAGCCCTCAACACCTACCTCACCGCCATCTTTAAAACCAGTGATGGTTTGTTTATAGCCACCAACACTGTCCAGTGTTGTGACGTCGATTGTGTCTGCCGACAGCTTAAGGCCGTCGATGTTCGTCAGTTCTGCAACTGCCGTTGCGCCAATCATAATTCTTGTACCAACAGTACGTTGTGCCAATTAGAAAACCTCCTCTAGAAATAAGCTTGAAAATTGATCACACATTGATGCAGCTTTGTGGCTGGATCGTATAGTTCAATCGGCTCCTCATAATTGAGTTCCTGGATATAAGGGCCATCACTACCGATCTCCCTCTGTTCAAAAGACTCAAGAATAGACAACACCTCTCCCAGCACATGCTTCATGCTTGTATAGGAAGGGCAGAGGAGGTTCAGCTCTACAACAACACTCCTGCCGAGGATAGCGCCATCAAGCGATTTGATAGGCTTGCCTTCCCTTGATCTGTAGACCGCATATGGAGCCTTTGGGCCGTCCGCAGCATCAACGGGGTATATCTTATCAACCAGTTCTGGAACAGCGCTTAATTCGGCTGTTAAAGCATCGTCGAAAGTCATATTTCACTTCACTTCGCTTTCATGGCCTTATCGACTTCCTTGCCAGCGACCTCAATGACCTTTGCCTCTATCGCTCGGATGTTATTGGTCAATGAATGGCGCAAGTAGCGGAAACCTGGTATATAACGGCCATTCACAGTTCTATATCCATACTCCTGGGAAGCCGGATAGTAATAACGGATTCCGTCCTTAGTGTACTTCACGAACAGGTCGTTCTTTTCAGGATCCATGATGACGTCATAAACCTTCTTGCCGAGGACTGTCCTCCGTTCTGGCTTAAGTTTAATCCCGCCCTTCAGATCGCCTCTATCGACAGGAGCGTTGGCGCGAGCTGCTTTGTATGCGATATTTGCGCCTGCCCGAGCTGCTTTTGTAACAACCGTTTGCGGGACTTTTCCTAGCCGCTTCATCATTCTCTCAAGCTCGACTATTCCTTCAATCTTGAAGTCGTCCTTACCCATCGTCAGCCCTCCATCATCGGGTAACGGGAGCAAATAAGCTCCAGCTTCTCGCCAGTCTTGGTGAACGTCCGAATGATGTAATAGGTCGTATCTTCGTAGGATAATTGGGGCTGGTCCGTGTACTCCTCTGCTAGCACCTCGAAAACAATCTCAGGACGAACTCCGGAAGCGAGGGCCTGGTAGAACTCCGACTGCCGAACCGATTTCTTGTTTGCATAAACCTCTGTCTTAATCAGTTCGCCCTCAACGACTTCACCATTACCTAGACGCGATGTTGTAGGCTGTATAAGCTCGATAACGTCTTTCCACATCATGATGGCTCCACCTCAACCGTATACTCCTGGGAAAGCGTCAAGTGAGACTTCAGGGAGTCATACGAGGCTTGCAGTCGTTCAGCGTCCGGGTTGTCGAAGCCAAAGTTGGCCTTGCAATAGGTTCTAATAGCTCGTTTGATTAAATGGTCATCACTATCGTCGACCTTTGATCCAAGCACTCCAGCCAGACGTAAATCATCTCGAGCTTCCTCAATTAAATCGTTAACCTCGCCATCGAATACTGTGTTGCTCTTGCTGATCCGCAGCGCCGTTTTCATTTCATCCAGTATCGCCACGATCATCCCTCCAAAGAGAAGGGGCACAGCCGTACCTGCACCCCCTAAGTCAATTAGGCGCCTTTCTTGATGATCAGTACGCCATCAGGATCAACGAGTTTGCCATCGCAGATAAGGATTGCTTTGTCTACCCATTCGTTTTTATCGTTGTCGAACCAGCGGGACATTTGCATTTGCATGTTGCTGTTGATTGCGTAGTCATCAAGGCGGCAGAAGATACCTACTATGTCACCAGTCGCTGCAGCGTCATATGGCTTGACAACGTCATCCTCGACCAAGATGACCTCTTTGCCGCCGAAGCGCTCCTGCGGGCCATCTGTAATGCCGTAGTTGATGCGTCCGATTGGCTGACCGTCAGTGCCTACCATGCCATGGATATATCCGTCAAACGTGCCGGATGACATGATGAAAGCACCGCCCGCGCGGTAGGATAAAGGAATTTTTGCAAATACTTTCTTCTGCCACGCGCTCCATGTTGGGAACTCGGCAGAAGTCAACGTAACAGCTTGACCAGCTACTACGCGAGTATCAACAGTGATCCCGAGCGGTTGACCAGTACCAGTACCCTTGATGATCGCAAGGTCAACGGCTTTAACCATTGCTTCAACGATTAATGTGATGATTGTCGATTCGAAGCTAGCCAGCGTTACAGTGTTAGCAAGCAACGTTTGAGAAACGCGGCATTCCAGACCGTAGTAGGAGAATGATACGTTTGTATTTGCAGTGACTTTTTGACGATCGGATACGGGAGCTTCACCAATCCAAGTAGCAACTGGCTTGAGCGACAAGATTGGAATTTGAATGCCACCTTGTACGTTAAGCTTACGAACGCGATTGAAGATGTGGCCGGCAGTGTACATTTTCTTGATGATTTCATCAAGGATAGTCGTAGGAACAACGGCAGTCGCATCAGCCACTGCAGTCGTAGCATTAGCCCGGAACTCATGCCCTTGGAATTCTTGGGCCATGACGCCTGTTTTTGCAAAATTCATGAAAGCATTGCGATATTCCATAGTGTTGAAGCGATCAGCTACGGCAGGAGGTGTGCCAGCTGCTGCAGGAGCAGGGATAGGTGTGGCACCAGCCGGGATGCCTGCAAGCAATGCGTTACGCGCTTCAATCTGCGCTTTCTCAGCATTCAGTTGATCAACCTCAGTTTGAAAAGCCGTGATGTCGACTTGTCCATCACCAGCAAGTGCAGAACGGATTTCAGTAAGACGTGCAAGGATCTGTTGGAGACGATTCATGGATAAATTCCACCTTTTCGATTTAGAGTGTGTTCAAAAATAAAAGCAACCGTTGACGTTTTTCGGCGTCCAAGGCTGCTTGTTTTTCTTTCTCGACTTCTATTTCAAAGAAGCTGCGAGCTGTTATGTTTGTGTCGTCATAAGCTGGAATAGATACAGCTGAGACGTCATAGACCTTCTTTATCTTGGTGATAGTACGAGTCCGTGTTGCTTGGTCATAACGATCTCCACCTTCTGCGACCTTAAAGCGGAAGCTCATCTTATCAACGTATCCGTCAGTGATTTCCTGGTGAAGATTTCGACCTTCAACAGTTCCATCAAGTCTGGCAGCTATATTCAATCCAACATTATCGACAGTCAGCTGCAATGTGCCATTCTTAGTTCGAGCCATCACCTTGCCAGCGTGGTCGTATTGGAAAATCACGTCTGACATATCAGCACCTTCAAAAGCTCGAGCGTCGATAACTTCCTTATACTGCTGGCCGCCGTATTCAAAAAGAACAGTAGGAGAATTGAATTTCGCGGCATATCCATCAGCAATAAGTTCACGTTTCTCGCCTTCGGTAAGCGAGCGCGCTTCAATCTCAAACGTTCTGATTAGGCGGTTGTCCACCGTTGTCATTTTTTTCTTCACCCCCTTTCGGTGCCGGATCTGGCGGCTTGCTAACCTTCCCAAGCTGGTACTCACTGGCCTTATCGGCGTCAATGAAGTTCAGGCTCATGATTCGCTTCTCTCCGCCCTCGATAGGAGGGAGGTTGAACACTTCTAAGCCCTGGTTAATGGACATCATGCCGCGGTCAACCAGCGTCTCGATGATCTTGACCTTAGTGTCGTTGCTGGCATACTGCAGGCGATTAGCTTCAAATACGATCTCATTGCCGTGACCCTGTGCTCGCTCGCTGAACACCTTAGCGGTAAACTCCAAGCCCATCTGCAAACCGAATGGCTCAAGCATAGACTCGTAATAAGCGCCCCATTCAGCCTCATCGTACTTAGACTGGACGATTTTCTCATTGCTACCGAAGTAGCTATTAACTTTGTTCTCCATCGCTGCCATCTGCTTGTCATCGATCATTTTCGGGTCGTTCTTGAGCTCTACATATTCAGCCTTGGAGTCGGTAGCAGCAATCCCACCATTGTTAGCGGCGCTCAGGTAGTCACTTTGGAACTGCTCTGTCTGCTTCTTCATGTCGTCAGGTTTAATCATCCCGATGAACTTGAGGATGCCGCGAATGAATGCAGATGACTTGACAGCGTTAGCTATACCCTGATTTGTGACTGAGATAAGGTTCAGAACCGGATTCAGAGCCTTTTTATTCGATTCTCCCCACATATCATCATTAAAGAAGAACCGGCGCAAATGGATGATGTCGAAGTAAGGCGCTACATACTGTTTACCGTCATAAAACTGGAACCGTACATACATTTCACCTTGGTATTCCAACAACTCGCAGCCTGCCGAATTAAGTGGGTAAAACCCTTCAACATTGTTCATGGCATCCCGACGAACCCAAACAAAGACGTTATTGGTCATTAGGAACTGTGTGGCTAGTTTGTAATAAAAGATATAGGCGTTCATGAACCGGTTGGGTCTCACTTGAAGCAGCCATTCTATATTGGAATTGGTTGGTGGCCCGATCTGTCCGTTTATCTTTCGAATGTGCTTTGCCTTTAGCTTGCCAGCGTTCCGAGCAAACGCGTCAACCGTCGCCCGGACCGTATCACTGTCATAACCGTCACCAGTAAAGTCGTAAAAGGTCGGCGAACTGTTCAGCATCTGCATTTGTGTGTATTGCTGAGGCGGCGGCTGCCGGTTCGTGCCGAATATCATCTGAAAGAATGATCGTTTCTCTGTTATTTTCCTCACCTCCCCTCAGATTAGATAAGAGCCTTGAAGTCCGTCATTTTGTTGAATAGGACGGTATAAGCAATCAGCAAAGAAACGGTGCCGTCAATCCGTGCCCGCTGGTTCTTGCCCTTTATAGGCCGAATGTTGTCGTTCTCGTCATGCTTAACAACCGTATTTGTCAGACACCACAGCAGCAGCTGGTTATTGTTGTAGTTGACCCGGTTAGCTGCAAGGTCTGCAGCAAGTTCCTTCATCGGTTGCGATAGCGTCTGCGCCCCTTGTCGGACGACTTCCATCGTGAATCCTTGCTCCATCATTTCATCAACCCAATACTTCGAGTTCCAAGGGTCGTATCCGGTCCATACAGGCGTTATGTCGTATTCCTGGTGCATTCGGTTGAACCAAGCGGTTACGTCGCTGTAATCGACCTTGTTGCCCGTACAGAGTGTAAGCCAGCCGCGTTCATGGTAAAGGTCATATGGGATCTTATCCTCGGTGACCTTCTTCTCAAGAAGTTCCTCCGGCAGGAAGTACTGCTGTATGGTGTAGATGGTCGGATCGTCTGGACGCATTACAAGCAAGGTGGCACAGGTTAAGTCTGTTGTGCTGGATAAATCCGCGCCGCCGACAGCATAAGTGCCGCGCAGCTGTTCTATGTCAAAGGTCGCATCGTTCTTGGCTTCCTCGTAAGTTAGCCAAGCCTCTGCCGACGTCTCAGGAATGTTGAAGTCCTTGGTCAGCAAGTTCTTAACCAGCATCGGGTTAGCCTTCGCCTTGGCGACCTTAGTCGCGAGCTGGTCCGTCTTCTTGATCGTTCCTAGCCCCGGGTTTGCTTTCGGCCAGCAGGCAGGATCAATCCATTCCTCTCGGTTATCAAGTTCGTAGATAACGGGGAGGAATCGTTCATGTGGATCTTCCTCGGGTGGGTTATCAATCCGATTAATTTTGTCCTTAGCCTCTTCATACTTTTGATCGTATACGCTGCCCCGGACAGTGCCGGCCGTGGTAATCATAACGATCAACGGCTGCTCCCGAGAGGTCGTACCATCGACTATTACGTCATAAAGGTTCTTGTCCTTCCAAGCATGAATCTCGTCCATCATCGCGCCATGCACATTCAAGCCGTCCAGCGTCTCGCTGTCGCTTCCTAGAGGTTTAAATGAACTGTCGTTAGTCAGACCAACAAGCTCGCTCACAAGAGGCTTTATGCGCTTCCTGAGAGAAGGTGACTTGTTAACCATTCGCTTCGCTTCAAGCCATACGAGCTTGGCTTGGTCCTTCTTGGTAGCGCAGGCGTAGACTTCCGCGCCAGCTTCTTGGTCTGCGATCTGAAGATATAAGCCAATGCCGGAAGCAATGGTAGACTTGCCGTTTTTCCGGCCAACGACAAGAAGCACCTCGCGATATTTTCGGGTGCCGTCAATTTTATGAATGAAGCCGAATGTCGCCGCTATGAATGCCTTCTGCCATGTCTCTAGCTCAATTGGCTTGCCGCCCCATTTGCCTTTTGAGTGCTTGCAGAAGTTCTCTATGAACTCAATGGCATGGTTGGCATGCTTCGGGCTGTATTCGTACTCTGATGACTCGTCATAAACGTCTGCAGCGAGCTTTTGGTAAATTCGACGGACCTTTTCACCTACAACAACCTTGCCACTCTCGATCTGAGTCCAATAATCAAGAATAGGGTTATGTGCGATAGGGTAAAGCTTAAGAGCAGCACTCATCGGCTATCAACCCATTCGTCATAACCATCGCTTTTAGGACCACCGGTTCCGCCACCAATGGCGTCTGGATCTGGTTTAGGCAGAAGGTCAGATAATTGCTTAATAATGCTCTGATAGTTCTTATTGAGAGAGTTGTACAACTGGGCAACTGGCCGGACACGCTCAAAAGACGGTGCGCCTTCTTTCTGTTTGAACAATTCTACTGAGCCGCCTTCATTGATGTCCTGTTCATAATCCTCAAGCGTTACTCGCATGTAAGCTGCGCGCCGGATTAGTCCAGTGGCCACTATTTTCGCATCATTGGATAACTTATCGAATATTACCCTAAGTCTCTTTTCCTCGAGAGTAACCCTGGCTTTCTTCGCGCCAATCTCTCGATTTTTTTGTTTCTCCTCGTCGGACTTTCTATCTTTAGACATTATCATCACCTCCAATTAGACCCCCTCCCCCTCGCGCGTGACCTGTGTGTTATTTGAATGGGGCACATCGGTCTT